CTGCTCTAATTGGTCGAAGTCGTCCTTGCTTGTTTCGATTGCCTCGTTGAGCCAAAAGTAATCGGTTTCGATACCGTGTAGCTTCTGCGAATCGTCAAGCCCGTAGAACTCAAATGTAGACCCGTGTGCTGAGTAGATTAAATCAGTCTTATTGAACGCCTCATCTTCCCATACCTCAAGGCTTTGGAGTACCTTCTTGAACGTGTCGAGTACGGTCGGCTTAATCCATGTCCTACGAAACCTCGCAATTGCGATTCTCTTCGGTTCTTGTAGTCCCGTAAGGTAGACTGCTTGGCAGATGCTCCACGTTTTGGAACTACGTGAGCCACCTTCCAACACAATTCCCCGAATGGATTTATCATTAAGGGCTTGCCACAGGTCATCAAATACGCCAGTTCCTTCAATCTTCACGTAAGGTTATTGGTTGACAATTTGGTTGGTTTCGTCAGTCTAAGGTTCTACGTCTTTACTTCTTTTCACTTTAGGTGCTTCACCTTCTCCGTACTTCAATTTGCGATTCGCGATTCGCGATTTAGAAAGCAACACCGTTACCTTCTTCGTTGAGCAGCTCATCTTATGGAATCCAACTTTATGGCATACCGGGCACTCTTTCATTTCTTCTCAGGTCGATGTATGACGATTTCAACCTTGTCGGGCTTGCCACCGTTCACGGTCTGCTCTACCTCCTCTTTCGGCTTGCCGTACACCCTATCAAACAGAACATCCAATATATGAATACTTCCCTTCTCATAATCTCTCTGCGCTTTCTTTGCAATCAACGCAATCCAAAACGGTAACTGGTCGTTCTTTGCCAACTCCACCAACTCGCTTCTTGACTTGCCCAGTACGTTCTTAATGATGTCTTGAACCTGCCCCTTCGACAGCTTGACGTTATGCTCATCCAAGAAGTGTTCCTTCAGCAGAGTTTCCACTTTCTTCGGTCGCCCTTTCGGGTTGCCGCTCTGTCCTTTCTTGAAGGGTTTATTGTTCGGTATTGGGTTGTTATTGCTCACGGCTGTTATTCGGCTGTTTTAACGTACTCCTTTCCGTTTATCTTAACGCTCAAAGTCGGGTCGAGTTTCGTCATTCTGTCGATTATTACTTGGCAGTATTTCGGGTCGAGTTCCATTCCGTAGCACTTTCTTTTAAGCTGGTGCGCGGCTACCATTGTTGAGCCACCACCCAAAAATGGGTCAAAAACATTCACACTTTCTATTTGCTTTAATAAATCAGCAAGTAATTGAATTGGTTTTGGTGTTTTATGCTCCGCTTCTCTATCTCTTTTGTGTTGCAATACATTAGGTGTTGCGCCATCCCCTATTTTGCCAGCAATTTTTGAAGCAAACAAACAAAGCTCGTGTTGATTTCTAAAAGGCATTCCCATTCCCATTTGAATCTTATCCCATACAATCATATTTCTAACCCTAAAACCTGACCTTTCAGAAATATCAAATGTTTCAATCCACATTTTCCAATCGCAAAAAATAAAAATACTATGAACATCAGAACATAAAGCTAAAACATCTAGCATCAGTAGCCTATACCCTCTTGTGCTTAGGTTGTCGTTTTTAATTGTGTGTCCTCCCCTTGCTCCTATACTTCCGCTTGTTTTTCCGCTTTCTTGACTTCCACCACTTGAATAAGGTGGGTCTGTAAGCAACAAATCAGCCTTCTCTCCATTCATCAACTTTGCCACTTGGTCAGAGTCCGTTGAATCTCCACAAAGTAAACGGTGTTCTCCAATCTCGATAAGGTCGCCAAGTACAACGTCTGTCTTGAGTTCTTCGGGTACTTCGTAATCGTCCTCCTCTGCTTCCAGTTCTTCTGCTTTCCAATTGTCGGGAGTGTCAAGCCCCCATTCGTTCAGTTCTTCAGCATCCCAAGTATTCGCAAGTTCGTCCCAGTCCCATTCCCCGAAGCCTACGTTGTCTTTTATGATGAACTCGCGCTGTTTTTCCTCTGACCAATCAACAACTTCAACCCATACTTTGTCGAGTCCAGCTTCTTGCATTGCCTTTAAGCGCATATTACCGCCCAGGACTATCATCTCTTTGTTGACGACAATCGGACGGACTGGCATCATTTCGGGAAACTCCTTAATAGATTGAACCAACTTCTTGAACTTCTCGTCCTTGATGTAACGCGGGTTGTCCGAGTTGGGTCTGACTTTACTTATCGGTAAACTTTCCATTCTTGTAATTTGAAAGTGCTTCTTGTTGTGTTGCTCCTACGGCTTTCTTGCAAGGTTTGCCGTTCCAGTAATCGTCTGCGGCTTTCCTATCAAAACAATACCACTTCATTTGATAGGTGTTTTGGGTTATATACAACCCGTAGTTCTCATGGTTCTCGTTTTGCCTCATCTAACCTACGTTTTATTTCGATTGCGACCCCCGCCTTCTGCGCTTCCTTTTTGGAGTCGTAGATGCAGTCGCCTTGTCCCCATCTCCATTTTCCGTTAGCGCATTGTCTTGCTGGCATTGGTAAAAGTTTAAAAGTGCAACACTCATTAACTGAGGCGTTCGTCCACAAGTGAAACAGACTTTTGCTTTCGGGTCGATGTAACTCCAGGCTTCTTGGTAGAGTTTCTGCTCTTCTCTCGTGATTCGTCCTGAGTAACGCCCTTGCCCCATCATCGTAATTTGGTCGAGCCTCTCAGCTATAAATAGCAAAATTTCGTTTTTGTCCATCATATCTCAAATCTCCACATTAATCGTTCAAAGAATACACTCAGCAAAGGAACGTAAAGAAGTGCCTCAGGAGTGTGAAAACAACACATCGCAAACCCGAACCAAAACGACATACACAGCCGACAGTCTAACGGTTTAAACGAATAGCTTTCGTCCATTCCCATCCACTTTTTTAGAAGTAGGTCAATTGCGAATACCTCAATCCAAAGGTAGCTTAATACGCTCGCGGATAATCCGCTCAAGATGTATAGCATAGTAGTTATCTCTTAGTTGTTCAAGTGCTTTATTAACTGTGTTTCCGATTGACTTGTAGGGTATGTCTACCTTCTTGCCGACCTTTCTGTAGCTGCCTTCTTCCAGCCACAATTTAAGAACCTCCTTGTCGTACCAATGCAGTTCTTCAATTAGAATCTCCAAAAGGGTAATGTCGTCCTCTTTCTCCCAGTCGTAATCCTCCCGCTCGTGGTCTACCTTCTTGTGGTTGTGTAGGTCAAATAATTTGGAAAAGCTGGAACGTTTAGATGTCGCCATTGTCATCATCGTTCGGACAATGTAGAACCTCAGATATCCGCCTTCGTTTATCTGTTGCCATTTCTGTTCGGGCATTTCTAAAATAAGAAGAGCCACCTCTTGGATAAGGTCATCCGGGCAATTGCATAGCTTCTGAGCGAGTTCGTACAACTCTTGGTCAGATAGTAGGTCGATTGCCGCTTGGTCTTTCACGGGCTTAAATGTAGTTATTTATTTAATAATCAATCAACAAAAGTTACCTCGTTCTGAATTATCTCGTCAATCTTGTTCTGACAATGCTCTAAAAGTTCGATTATCGTAAGGTCGGTATTGCCACCTCCGTAAGCTGTGTTAAGGAACTTCTCAACCTCCTTCTGAAAAGAGTTGCCCTTTGCTTTTAGCTGCTGCTTGAAATGGTTACTTCCTCGCATTTCGTCTAAGGCGTAAACGAATAGCTGCCCGTACACCATTGTTTTAATCGTTGTCTTGTATGCTTCCATGTTCTATTTTGATTAGTATTTCCTTAATTATCTCTGATATGTGTCTCGGTTCTGCCATTAGAAAGGTGCTTCAAAGTTAGTAGATGGTTTCATTACGCTTTTCGGTTGCTCAATCGGTACATTGTAAGTATCACCTACATTCTCGAACCGTGTGCATTCTTGTCTAAATTTCATTTCAATATCTCCGCAAGCCCCGTTTCTATTCTTTGCGATTATGACATAAGCAACCCCGAACAATTCCGCATTGTCCTTGTCGTAATACTCAGGTCTAAAGATGAACTCCACAATGTCGGCATCCTGTTCAATTGCACCCGAGTCTCGCAAATCTGATAGCATAGGCTTGTGAGTTCCTCCTCTTGATTCAACAGCCCTCGATAACTGACTAAGACAAACAACAGGAACATTCAAATCTTTAGCAAGCATCTTTAAAGCCCGCGATACTTCGCTTACCTCTTGTTCCTTTGACCTTCCAGCAGCTACCTTGTGGTTTATCAATTGGAGATAGTCAATGTAAATAGCATCAAGTTGTCCTTTCATCTTCAGCTTTTTGCAACGAGTTCTAATTCCGTTGAGCGTGTAAACGTCATCGACAATTATCAAGTTATCGTTTAGCAAGTAGTTGACCTCCTCGTTGTATCTGTCCCATTGCTCAGGGTCTAACCTTCCGCTTCTTATTTTGCTCAAAGGTATTCCTGTATGAATGCTGACAAGTCTCTGCATCAATTGCTCTGCGCTCATCTCCAAGCTGAAGAAGATAACCTTCTTGTTGTCCTCAAAAGCTATATTCATTGCCTCGCAAAGTGCCTGAGCCGTTTTACCCATAGCTGGACGTGCAGCTTTAATTATAAGGTCTGAATTTTGACGACCACCGTAAACTCTATCAAGGTCTTTAAATCCTGTTTTTAACCCAGTTATTCCGCTCGTTTGGCTTGCCAGTTCCATCTTCTTGGTAACTGCTTTAATCAGTTCCATATTGGTCTGTGTCTTTCCAAAGTCAACCATTGATACAATGCGCTCCGCCTCGTTCATTAGGTAGTCATTGGTTTCAAACGGGTCTTGTGTTATATCTCCAGCCCGCGTAACTAAAGTCATTCCTAAATTAGACTGCTCACGCTTTACCTCTTGTTCTTTCAGTAGCTGGCAATGTTCGTAAAGTGCCGACCCTGAATCCATGTAGTCAATTAGGTCAATGATATTACAAGGTAGTTCCGTTTGATTGACCCTCTGTTGAAGAAGAACAAGGCTTATCTTGCTCCCAGCTTCGTACAGTTTTTTAAATACAGCAAAGACATTCTTCGCATCGTCATCAATAAACGAGTTCTCGCTTATTATCTCGCTGACCTCCACAAACTTGTCAGGGTTTGCAATTAGACTACCAAGTACTTGTTTCTCGATGCTCATATCAAATTGGGTTTGTAGCGTTCAACCTTTGGTTCTTTGTTCTGATTTGGAAGGTCAGGGTCTAACCAAGTTCTGTCCTTTAAGTAATTCAATGGCTTCTTTCTGAACTTTACATCAGGCGTTGAATTTACATACTTTGGAACGTGTTCCAATATCTTAGCGTGTTCTTCTCGTTCGATGTTCAGCCATTCCCTTTGGCAAGGTATCTTATCAACTTGCTTACCGTAGGCTTCGAAGAAAGAATCGAAATCTCTCCCTATTGATATATCATTTACATTAACACTTACACTAACACTATCAGGTTTTTTGGGTTCTGAAATAACCGACTGGGTTTTTTGGGTTTTCGGTCTACCTCCTTTTGCGCCATTCTCTCGCGCTCTATCAGCCCGTTCCTCGTATTTCACAAGGTCGCGTTTCAAACTCTGCTTGATTGGAATAAAGCACATCTTGGTTATCTTGTCAGGTGCTTCGGGGTTGAGGTCATTAACGTATCGAAATAGATGCTTGGCAAGTCTGCCAGCTTCCTCGTCTGTCAATTCCTCAAAAGATTCTAACCAGTCGCAATAAGCTACAAAGGATTTCTTGTCTTTTGCCATAATAAAAAGAAAGGAGGTCGGGTTGACAGCCCGAAACAAAGTGAGCCGACAAGGTAGCTGCGACCTCTGTTACTTCCTCCTATGTTTGATTCGTTTATCATTCCTTGCCATTATCGAACACTTGTCAGGCGTTCATTAGTAAGTAGCAAATATACAAAATTGTGCCACTTGGAAATCAAAATAGTTCAGTTTGCGTAACGTCTTTCTTGCGGATAATTCCGAGAGCCGTTTCGAATATGGTTCGACCAGCTTCGTAGTCTACCAAGTTTCTTCCTATTTTAACCTTGTTTTGATTTCCATTGTATTGATTAAAGTCGTAACCGTGAAAATTGCATAACTCGGATAATTCATTCTTGGTTTGACTTATCGCAAATCTTCTGTCGTTCAAATCTGAAGGCAAATTGAAGTTAGTCCAGTACAAGTGCCGCCCTCTCTTCTTAGGGTTAAGCATTGGTTCATAGTACGCAATTACATTCTCCACCACATATTGCCCTTTGAAGTGATGCTGTAAGAAAATTATCTCTTCGTAGAGTTTCATGTCGGGATAAACTGGCATCTTTCCGTTTGCTCCAAAACCCCAATACCTGGCTCTTGAGTGACTCGGGCAAGGAGGACTCGTCCAAATGAAGTCAAACTCCTTGTAGTGGTCTAATAGGTATTGATGAGCATCTGCCACAATTACGATGTCATTAGGAAACCGCTCTTGGTATAGTTTAGCCAGTTCCTGGTCTAACTCAACAGCCGTTACTTGCATATCAATACCAGCCTCTTCGGCTA